AGCACCCGACTCCATCATGGAGAGCGCCAGCTCCCGCAGGCTGGATATCCAAGTCTCCAGTAGGTCGGCATTCTTGAGGTAAGAACTGATCATGTTCTTATCTAGATTGTCTATCTTGACGGCGATGGCCCGGTCAACGGCGCCCGTCATGTTTGGGCAGATGGGCTTGGCCGGGCAGAACCGGCAGTGGTCGCCCACCATTAGCTGCGCGTCAGGCAGGGCCGACTGCTTGACGGCCTGCACCAGCTCACGCTCGAACTGCCTGATGCGCTCGGGTGTGGTCACCCAACGCCGCACCATAGGCGGCTGGATGATGACGCACTCCACCTCGGTCGCACCGTCAAAGGCCCATGCCGACTCTTGCGTCCGCATGGCAGCAGCAGCGTAGAACATAAGCTGCGCGTTCTCCTCGGCGTCCACGATCACACCGTCGCCAAACTTCCAATCCAGCACGACGGCCCGGTTGCCGATGCGGCCAATCAGGTCGGTCGAGCCGAACACGCCCGGCAGCAGGTCGCCAAAGCCGACGCGCGTCTCGGTGGCGAAGTTCATCTCCTCCGCAGGGTCAACTTCGTTCAGCAGCGCCAGTGCCGACTTCAGCTTCTCGCAATGGTCTTCGCTCAGCGCCACACCGTTGAAGTTCTTGTCGAGCAGGCTGTAGGGGCTGGCGTCAGCGTCGTTGACCAGGTAGTCAATGGCTGAGTGCAAGGCCGTACCCTCGGCCATGTACTTGTTCTCCACCTGCGGCGGCATCTGCGCCACCAGGGCCACGCTGCCGGGGCAGGCTATCACGCGCTTGGCGGTCGAACCGCCGACGATCTTACTGTGCTGCATCTTCTTCTTTCTTGGACACGGTAATTGAATTTGGAATTGAAGAGTATCTTGTTTCCATCTCATTGAAGCCGTAGCCTTCGATGAGCGTGTTGGCGTGGAGCAGGATGATGCGCTCGATTTCGGCGCGGGTGAATTCGATCTTCATTGACTTTACTTTCGTTGTTACCCGGATTGGGTGAACGAATAGTAGCACAAAAATAATTTTGTGCAAAACTTTTTTTCTGTGATAAAGTTCAATACATGGAAAAACACATCGAAGCCTACCTTGTCAAGCGCGTCAAAGCACTCGGCGGCATAGCCTACAAGTGGCGCGGCCACGGCGGCGTAGCTGACCGTATCGTCGTGCTGCCCGACGGCGTGGTGTGGTTCGTGGAAGTTAAGACCGTCGGCGGTCGGCTGTCCGCGCTACAGAAAGTCTTTGCCGCCGACATGGCGCGGCTGAACCAACGGTACTGTGTGCTGTGGACAAAGGAGCAGGTTGATGCGTATATTGATAGCGTGTGAATACAGCGGGTCTGTGCGTGATGCGTTCATTCGGGCGGGACACGACGCAATGTCATGTGACCTGCTGCCGACCGACGCGCCGGGGCCACACTACCAAGGGGATGTGATGGACATCATCAAAGATGATTGGGACATGATGGTGGCGCACCCGCCCTGTACGCACTTGGCCGTGTCGGGCGCCCGGTGGTTCAAAGACAAACAGGCCGAACAGGCTGATGCCCTAGCTTTTGTGCGCCAGCTACTGGACGCGCCCATACCGCGCATCGCGTTGGAGAACCCGGTCAGCATCATCTCCAGCCACATCCGCAAGCCCGACCAGATCATCCAGCCGTGGATGTTTGGGCACGAGGCCACCAAGACAACCTGCCTGTGGCTGAAAGGGCTGCCGCACCTGACGCCGACCAGCATTGTCGGCAAAGGCGCCCGACACATTACCAAGTCAGGCAAGAGCCTGCCCAAGTGGTACAACCTGCCGCCCAGCGCCGACAGGTGGAAGATTCGCAGCGCAACTTTTCAAGGCATTGCAAACGCAATGGCGGCGCAATGGAGTTAAGACCCTACCAAAATGAGGCGGCTGACTTCCTGTTCGCCAACGACCGGGCCATGATCCTCGCCCCGGTCGGCGCAGGCAAGACCGCCATCACATTGACGGCCATGCAGGCCATGCTGAGCGCGGGTCATGTCAGCCGGTTCCTTGTGCTGGCCCCCAAGCGGGTGGCCGTCAGCGTCTGGCCGACCGAGGCCAAGTTGTGGGCGCCGGGGCTGCGTATTAGTGTGGCCGTAGGGACACCTAAACAGCGCGAGGCTGCGTTTAAATCTGACTGTGATGTGGTAGTGACCAACTACGACAATTTGCAGTCCCTGCCCTCTCTGAGCTTTGACGGAATCGTGTTTGACGAACTGACCCGGCTCAAGAACCCTAGCGGCGCCAGGTTCAAGGCGCTCAACAAGATGCTGACCTGCCAAGTACGGTGGGGTCTGACAGGTTCGTTCACCAGCAACGGCCTGGAGGACGTGTTCGGCCAGTGCAAGATTGTCGATCAGTCGTTGCTGGGCCGGGCCAAGGGCGCGTTCCAGCAGCAGTACTTCTACCTGGTCAACAAAGAGTTCAACCAATGGGAGCCGCGCCCCGGCGCGCTTGAGAAGGTCATGGAGCGTATCAAGCCAGCCACGTTCGTGCTGGAGCCGGGCGAGTACAAGGACAAGCTGCCTGAGTTGCACACTGTGCCGGTGCGGTTTGACCTTGTTGACCGTAAACCTTACGACCAGATGAAAAAGGAGTTTGTGGCGCAGTTCCCCGACGCCCAGGCGGTGGCCGTCAACGCTGGCGTAGTCACGGCCAAGCTGCAACAGATGGCGTCCGGGTTCGTGTACGGCGACTCGACCGTCTGGTTTGACACTTCCAAGTTCGACGCCCTAGATGACCTACTGGCCGAAAACCAACACGCCAACACCATCATTGCCTACACCTACCGGGAGGAGCTGGCTGAACTGAAGCGCCGCTACCCCCGCGCCGTGACGCTGGACGAACCAAACGCCATCGAACGATGGAACGCAGGCAAGGTCGAGCTGCTGCTGGCGCACCCTAAGTCAGCAGGCCACGGCCTGAACCTTCAGCATGGCGGCAGCAAGATCATCTTCTTGTCGCTGCCCTGGTCGCTGGAACTGTACGAACAGACCATTGGGCGCCTGCACCGCAGCGGCCAGCGGCACGATGTGTGGTGTTACGTCATGGTGGCGAACAAAACGGTAGACGAAAAGATATGGACGGCGCTCCATGATAAACGCGCTATTTCTGACATTGCACTGGAGGCATTAAAGTGAATCGAATCACACAACTTAGAGCAAGACTTAGAGCAGCCCAGGCTGAGCTTGCGATACGCACCCGGACGCACAACAGCGCGGCTCGGGCCTACAACAAAGTTACAGCACACATTGCTGATCTGGAGAGACGAATTGCTGAGCTGGCGCAAATTTCAAATTGAGCTGAACTCTTATAGCGAGGCCGACCTGTTGGCCCTGCTGGATGAGGAGCGCACCCAACACCGTAGGGTGTCCATGCTGGAGCGAATTCACCAACGCTACTGCACACTGCGGACTAACCGAGAGCGGATGGAAATAATGAAAGAAGGAAAAAGACCGTGAGCATTACGCAACAACTAAAACGAATCATCAGGCGCTTGACGCCTGTGGAGATGGCGGCTGCTGAACTGGCTGATGCTGAGCTGCACCGCCTGGAGGCCCAGAGTGCTGTGGAGTACGCCAACAGCGTGGTGTCTTATGAGGACGCCCGAATCAAACGATTGAGAAAGTTCCTAGCTGACGCGGAGAAACAAGTATGAGCATCCTAGAGCAGGCATAGCAACTTTAATGAAATAAGGAATTCACATGAAAACTATTTGGATTGTGCGAAAGCACCCACCAGTCTGGCTTGGCAGAGGGCACATCGCTGCGTTCTACATTCACGGGCAGTACCGAAACCGCGCTGAGGCAAAAGCAGAAGCTGACCTAAAAAACAAAAGGTCAATCTTCTTGTACACGGTGTACGGGTTGAAGGTAAAGGAGTTGACATGACAACTAACACAGGAGGCCCAGCGTTTCCGGGCTTACACCCATCCAAAGAGTGCCATTACCAAGACGCAGGCATGTCGCTCAGAGATTTTTTTGCTGCTAAGGCTATGCAGGGACTGATTAGCAACGGCGGCAGCAGCCATAAAGAGGTTGCTCAAGCGGCCTACATCGTAGCAGACGCCATGCTACGTGCGAGGGAACAGAAATGACACAACCAGAAGCCTTGCGGCTGGCTGACAAG